TTACCAGCAGGCTGACCTAATCGCTTCTTCTGTGATATCCTACTACGTTTTTCTGTAGCCGTCATCTCTTTGGATGTTTTGGGAGTCTTAGAAGAGATTCGCTTGGAGGGGCGACAATATGGAGTACCCCGTTTTTCACCTTTGCGTCTGCCACATGCTTTCCCCGTGCGAACGTCCTTCCAGTCTTCCTTGAACCACCGTTTGAGAGCAAGACCCTTTTTTGTTTTTCTAACTGCCATATTCTACCTCTAAACTTAGGCATTTACTGCAACCCAAAGGAACCAAAATAAAAATCCTATAATAAGAGCACACAGACAAGTAATCATGCTCCATTCCATTATTGTTTCTATCTGCTGTTCTCTGCGTTTCTTTTCTTCAAGCCTTTGTTTTCTGAGTTGCGCCTGTATTTTTATAATATCGTTCCAACCCTTCATGCCATAGTTACTTATAATAAAGTTGCGAAGCTCATCCTCCATCCTCTCCGCTTTTTTCTTTATGGCAAAAGTTTCTAACGCCTCTTCTTCTACACTTCCGAACCTTCGACCTTTGGCTTTATCATGGCCTTCTTTAATATGATTAAGCGCATTCATCCATTTGCCGATATCCCCGGACATGGATTCTATTTCTTTGCCTATCTGGAATCCTTTGCGAATCGCCTGATAAGCAGATGTAGCAACGGCGATTGCGCTTACAGGATCCATACTATGACTGCGTTACCGCCCCCTTTGTTCTTTTACGTCTACGATTCATTACAGCACCACATCCACGCGCCACTGCTGTCCCTCTGACGGCTTTTCCTCTGAAGGCGCGCTTGGGCTTTTGGTCGAGTATGCCACCATCGGCTTTCTTTGTTGACTTGCCCCAATTGGCAGCACCGACTTTTCTGCACTTGGCGATGGCCCCGCTTGCGTACGCCGACGGGAAGACCTTATATCTTGCCTTAACCTTGTGATAGCATGCATCTTTTTTACTCATTTCTTTTTCTTCCTACCTGCACAATGTGCCTTTTCACTAAACCCACGCGGACGCTTGCAATTTATTTTTGCCTTGCGTTTTTTACTCCACTTTCGTTTCTGCGGTGGTTTGGATATCTGGCTTGCGAGTGACCCACGCGATATCGCCATTGACCCTCTCCTGTAAATAATAATCCCAAAGTTCAGCCAACATCTTATGGTTCTGGTCCACCTTAACTGCTATGACAGCAGTCTCGGTTTTTAAATCAACCATACTGATTCCAAGCCAAGCTAAAAAACCAAGTATTGCAGTGCTTACAATCGGGTTTAGCATTTCCATCTCCGCCGTGCAGCGCAAATACGCTTCTTCGGTGTTTTCTTACAGTTGATGTTATGCATTTTCATTTGGCCCTTGGACCGCGCACAGTAAGACGTGCGTCTCTTGCCACCACCAGGCTGCGGTGCCTTCAACTTAGAGCCTGTAGCCCTGTTGTATTTAGCACGGCCCTTGGCTGTGAGACCTGCACCTTTGGAAGCAGGGAGCTTTTCTCCCCGCTTTACCGAAAGGCTTACTGACTTTTTCTTTCGTTTTGCTGCCATTGCAACTACCCAAAGAAAGCAGTTATCGCGTCTACGTTTGTCAATGTAACATGACACCCGTCATCAAATATTATTCCGTGATCGGGAATAGTGATCTGAGTGTCGTCACCTGCCACAAATGTCATGGTCAAAAGTGTTGTGCCACCAGATCCACCTGTTTTAAAAACTGCCGCAGGAGACCCACTACCAGCAGAACGAACCACAAAAGCTTTTAAGCGGGTTCGACCACCAATCAATGAGCCTGTAGCTGTAGCAGTTTTTGCTGTAATAGAAGCAGCCATATCAGCCTCCTATTAAGCAGTTGGTGAATCAGAAGCAATACCAAAGAACTTCAGAGCAACAACGCCACCAGCACCTGCTGCGCCAGAAATCACAACTTCAACTTCGTCAGCAGTCTCTGTAGCAGCGGTAGTTGTTCCGCCAGACATGCCAAGCACACCATTACAAGGGAAGAAGCCCTTAAAGCCTGTTGAGTTGATAGCAACTGTGACGCCGTCTACGAAACCATCTGTGTCTGCATCTGTGCCAATGTCAACCAAGTTTACAGCATTTGCTGCGGCACTTGTTACTGTGATGGCAACACCCATAGGAATGAAGTTGGATGGGATACCAATAGATGATTCTTTATGCTCTGTGCCTGTTGCAGCAATTGTAATTGAAGTGCTGTAGGTAGACAAAGTCATTTCATTGGTAAGAGCACCAGTTGTGGAGTTCTTGATGATTGTCTTAAATCCGTTTTCTGAACGGACGGGACCGTTAAATGTAGTATTAGCCAATTTTATCTCCTGTCTCGGCTAGTGTCAGCCACACCATGCGGCTGTCAGGGATACTTAAGTATACAATAAAAAAGGGCGGGTGAATACCCGCCCTTTGAAAAAGATGTTTCTAACCTTACGCGCCGGGTGAACCGAACACACAACGTGGGTCAGAGAAGCCGAAGCTGTAACGCTCACGAGCCTTGAAACGCATGTTACCAGTGTCGAAGTCTGGGTCCATTGCTGTTGACAGTGCAGTACGCTCAAAGTGCTTGAGGCCGTTTGGTGCATCTGTCTTGATGAAGAACGCATCAGTGTCTGTCAGGTAGTCGTTGACTACATAACCTTCAGGCAACATGCCCATTGACTTGAGTGCGTTTACATCGTTGTCTGCTGTGCCAACACGGAGGTTGGAAACCATCAGACGTTCCGCAACGAACTGAAGCTGACGTGGAATGATTAGCTTCATGCCGCGAAGAGCGATGATCAGGCCACGCTCATCAACGAAACCAGCGATGTTGATCAGAGCGTCTTCCAAAGAAGTTTCGTTCAAATCAGCAGCAGTTGATGGTTCGTTGGCAAATGTGCCACCTGATGTTAGCGGGTGAGATGCGTCACACAGAGCAACACCGTCACCACCAGCAGATGCGCCAGCAGTAAATGCGTTGTTCAGGATAGCCGCAGCTTTAACCTGCTTGGTGTGTGCCATAGAACGTGCAAGGGCACGAGTATAGCGTGAAGCCAGACGATCGTACAGATTGTCTTCCACAGCTTCTTCAGTGATTGAGAAGGCCATTGCCACTGTCTCGTGGTTGTAACGAGCAGTGTATGCTTCATTCGCATCATCAAATGATACGCCTGTACCTTCATTTTTCACGGGAGCCGCGCCGAAGCCTGACAGCATCACCTCTTCTTCAAACGCCCGGTCAGATGACTCGGTGTCAAAGATTTCAGAATGCTGACCTTCGTAGCGACCATATTCCATGCCGAACAGAGCGTTAAGACCAGGCTCTAGTTCTTTGGCGAGTTGTGCTCTAGAAATAGCCATTACCTACACTCCCTTACGAAATTGCCGCTTCAGAATCAGCCTGAAGCAGTGCGTGATTGTTAAGCATCACAATCATAGGAATGCCAGCAGCAGTGAAGTCTTCGTTCTCAACGTCGTCTTGAATGCCAACAATCTTCAAAGGAAGAGAAGCATTTGATGAGTCAAGAGTTGCGACATCCATCTTTGCACTGGAAATGCCTGTGGTTGTGTTACCACTTGCACCACTATCCAACTGCGTATTTTCAAAAATAGCAGCTATAGCAGTGGCTCTATTAGTAAATGTAGCATCTGTTGCAATTACATAACGCTGCATTGGGTTGTCGTACACAAATCCGATAATGTCGAAGTTTGTGTCCGCACCTGACCCAGGCCATGTATTTGAGAATACTTTTTTACCTGTGGTTGAGGATACATACTCACAGCCAGCAAAAACGCCAAGAGGAGCTTCGGTGTCACCAGTAGCAGAACTAATGACGATTTCACCGCCATTGTCGCACTTAACTATTGAACCCTGAAAGATCGCGCTTGCGCCGCTGTCAATAAAGTATGCATTAGTACCGGAAGTAGCAGGAGTGCTACCAGCGGTATTAATCGGCTTTAGGCCGAAGGCAACATTAACATTTGCCATTGCTTACTCCTTGTCAAGTTAAGAAGGCTAGGTTTTATCCTTGCCTCCAAATGATACACGACTTTGCCTTTCATTATGAATAGGCATTGAGGGATGTTGTTCCCTCATAAGATTTTGATCCACGGCATCCATTTGTGTGCGGGTCTGCTCCCGAAAATATTCAGTTCGTTCTTCTACCGTTTCTTCTGGGATTCGTGCCAACATTAAGCCACCAACCCCAATAACACCTGCGTGTGTTCCATCCTCAATTGTTGGGTAACGACCCGCTAACTCAGGATATTCATCAGCACGAACAGGTTCCCATCCTTCCCGCAATCTAGAGGATACATTCATTGTGTCGTCTTCCCCCCGAAGAGAGGTACGAATCCAACGATGTGAGTATCCTGCTGGTGGCTCTGGAGCCTCTAGCTTGGAAGGTGGTGTCCACGGCTTACGCCTTGTGGACTTTGCACGAGTTTGTGAGTCCCGTGAAACTCTTTTTGTTGAATCAGCCATCTGTCTTACTCCTTAACATACTTAGCGTATTCTTCGAGCGGAACATTCAACCGCTTTGCTATCGCTATCTGCGATGGAGTCAGCTTGACTGTTCTGCGCCCCTTAGTTGACTTCGACCGTGAGGCCGTGGACTCAGCAGAAGCGACTCTGGGTCCTGTATCGCCCTTGGTAGGTGCCGCAAACTTGTGCGGAAACTCTTTCCTCATGCGATTGTCAAGTTCATTATAGTACTCATCGGACTGTGGGTCAAATCCCTCATCCTCAATTAATTGCCTATGCACTCCAAAAGCAGCATAAGTCATGGTCTGATCTGCGCCAAACCACTCATTTTTTTGTGCCCATGCCTCTGCCTTCGGGTCTGGTTGAGCGGGTTGTGCTTGTGGTTGCTGTGCTTGCGCCTGCTGCTCTACAGGCTCTTCTGCACGAGCTTCCTGTCTACGTTTAGCCTGCTCAAGCTGCGCTTGGTCCAAAGCCAATTTGCTGAGATTCTTCTGAGCCTCAAACATAGCTTCGGCATCGCCGTCATCGTACGCCTTTTGATAAGCTTGCTTGGCAGCTTCGATTTGAGAATCAACCCGTGTGCCAAACTCTGATGTATATGACTGGTCTAATGCACTGAGACGCTGTTTAAGCTCATCGTTTTGTTTCTTCACAGCTTCAGCAAACTCAACCGCCGCTAAACGCTGTGCTTCCTCATCACGGTATTTCTTTGTTAGCTTACTGATACGTTGCTGAACATTCTTGGAATATTCCTGAAGTTCATCCTCATTTGCAGCTTGTGGCTGCTCTTCGGACTCTGGCTGCTCTTCAGCAACCTGAACTTCGGATTGTTCCTGTTGTTCTTCGGTTTCTTCTAAAACAATTTCTTTTTCTTCAGCTTCTTGCTGCAATGCGTCGGTGGACATTATGCCGCTCCATACGTTTTGATATCGTCAGGATCAACGATGGTTGCAATGACTTCATCGTCATTGATAATTCTCACTTCGCCACCCTCAATCTGAAATCGAGAACCAGCGTAGCGTCCAATACACACCCAATCACCTTCTTTACACCAGGCTTCACCACCAAACTTATCTGGGTCTTGATACGCCAACGGGCCTACCTTAACCACATAAGCTACGACAGTAGCACGAGCCTCGCGCTCTCTTGATTGATCAGGAACGTAAATCCCACTATCAGTTTTCTCACGGCCCATGTACGGCATAACAAGTATGCGCCACCCGGTGGGCTGTGGAATTCTTTCTGTCAGGGATTTTTCTTTTGCGGCCTTCTCGGCCTTTGCTTTCGCTTCGCGTTGCGCGAGAACGTACTCAGGTACTATCAACGTCATTGATATATTTTGCCTTTGTCAGCAGGGTCTTCAGTTCATCAAGAGCAAAGGTGACACCCTGTATTTCACCGACTCTTGCGCGGTAGTCTTCAATATCAGTAATACTACCACTGGTTATAGAAACACTAATGTCTTCTATACGATTATTCAAGACTTTTTGATACTTTGTTATAAAATCTACGATATCCATTAATCATCCATGCCTGTCATTGGTCCGCCGGGAGCAAAGATAGAGCATGAATTAGCCGCTGAACACATAAACTTCAATGACTGACAATAGCCCACTTCGCCAGAATCGTCCTGCATGCAGTCTTGCATTTCAGGACTAATGTTAAAAGAAGAGCAAACCCCACAAACTTCCTCCGGGTTTACTGGTGCGCCGTACTGGTGCTCGGCAATAGCAACACGTTTGTTCTCTTCATTTACTTCAGCATCTTGTGTAGCAATAGGACAAGCGTCCTGCATCTGGTCTACAGGAATACCGTCTTGTATTTCTTTTGGTAAATCCAAACCATCAGGAGATATTTTTATTTCTATTTTCATTATCTTCTTCCTTCAAACCTAAAAGCCAACAGGAACCACATTTATGCTGCCATCAGGATTCCGGTCAACACGAACAGGAACATTTGACCCAAATTTACCAAAAACATTGTTTGAAAGTAACTCTCCATTATTCTCTGATAATATCGGAAATCCTTCAAGGT